TATTTTAATGAAACATTACAAGACTGGGCCAAATTCGATATAAATAACAGAACAAAATTTGATGCCGCTATTAGCTCAGGGCTTGCTATTATGGCTTGTCATAAAGATTTATATAGACCAAATATCAGAATGGAAAGAGCACCAATTAATATAAGATTTGCTAAATATCAAATCGAAGGATCAACATCAAAAATAATAAAATAGTAATATGGCAGGAGTAGTAAATAGTTTTTTCCCAAGTCAAGTTGCAAGTGACTCTGAGAAGATGTCACGAGACTACGGACTCCAAGTTGGAAGAGCAATTCAAAATGAGTGGTTCTCGAACAACTCTGGTGTAACTAGATTCAGAAGCAATCAAAATACATTCCATAGCTTAAGGCTATATGCAAGGGGTGAACAGCCTATACAAAAATACAAAGATGAAATGTCTATTAACGGCGATTTATCTTATCTTAATTTAGATTGGAAACCAGTACCTATATTATCAAAGTTTGTTGATATAGTTGTTAATGGTATAGCTGATAGATCTTTTGATCTTACTGCTTATTCTCAAGATCCATACGGAGTTAGTAAAAGAACTAAGTATATGGAATCCATTATAAGAGATTTACAAACAGAAGAGCTGAATGTATTTGCTCAAGAGAATTTTGGAATAAATTTATTTGAAAACAATCCAGATAAGTTGCCAGACTCTGAAGAAGAGTTAGATTTACATATGCAACTTAGTTACAAGCAAGGTATTGAGATAGCAGAAGAAGAAGCTTTAAGCGTTATGTTTGATGAAAATAGATATGACTTAACAAAGAAAAGATATTACTATGATATAACTACTCTTGGTATTGGCGCTGTCAAAAATAATTTCACAGAAGCGGAGGGTGTAACAGTAGAATATGTTGATCCGGCTTATTTAATTTATTCTTATACAGAGGACCCGTATTTTCAAGATATATATTATGCAGGCGAAGTTAAATTCGTGCCCTTAAACGAGCTTAAAAAGCAGTTTCCAGACCTATCTGAAGAGCAAATGGATCAGATACAATCACAAGGGTCACAAAATTATGGAGTTTGGAATAATAATATAAGTAATACAAACAATAATAATAGGGATCAAAACATAGTTCAGATACTTTACTTTAATTATAAAACTTACATGAACGAAGTTTATAAAGTAAAAGAGACTGCGACAGGTGCTTCAAAAATAATAGTAAGGGATGATCAATTCAATCCACCTATTGAAATGTACGAAGAGCAATTTGGTAAAATGTCTAGATCACTTGAAGTATTATACGAAGGTGTAATGGTATTGGGAACTGATATATTACTTAAATGGGAGATGGCTAAGAATATGATGCGACCAAAAAGTGATAGTTCTAAGGTTAAAATGAATTACGCTATAACAGCTCCCAGAATGTATCAAGGCAGAATAGAATCAATAGTAAGTCGTTGTACTGCTTTTGCTGATATGATACAATTAACACATTTAAAATTACAGCAAGTATTACAAAGAATGATACCAGACGGTGTTTATTTAGATGCTGATGGTATAAATGAAGTTGATTTAGGTAATGGTACAAATTATAATCCTCAAGAAGCACTTAATATGTTCTTTCAAACAGGGTCTATAATAGGTAGATCATTTACACAGGAGGGTGATATGAACCCTGGTAAAGTGCCAATACAGGAAGTTCAAACCGGAAGCGGAGGTCAAAAGCTACAAACACTTATATCTACGTACAACTATTATCTTCAAATGATAAGAGATGTAACTGGATTAAATGAAGCGAGAGATGGCAGCACGCCAGACGCAAGAGCTCTAGTGGGTGTTCAAAAATTAGCGGCAGCTAATTCTAATACAGCAACAAGACATATACTTGATGCAGGTTTATATTTAACAAGAGAAACAGCAGAATGTTTATCTTTAAGAATATCTGACATACTTGAATACCACCCAGCAAAAGAATCTTTCATTCAAAAAATTGGTGGGTTTAATGTGGCTACTTTAGATGAATTAAGGGATTTACATTTGCATGATTTTGGTATATTCTTAGAATTAACGCCCGATGAAGAAGAACAACAACTTTTAGAAAATAATGTACAACAAGCATTATCAGCTGGTTTAATTGATTTATCTGATGCTATAGATATAAGAGAGGTTAAGAATATAAAGTTAGCTAATCAATTATTGAAGGTTAGGCAAAAGAAACGTCAGGAAAGATTACAACAAGAACAGCAAGCAAATATACAGGCTCAAGCTCAAGCAAATGCACAGGCTCAACAAGTAGCGGCGCAAGCTGAAATACAAAAAGACCAAGCTTTATTTCAAACTAAGTCTCAATTAGAACAATTAAAAGGTCAAATTGAACAGCAAAGAATAGGTGTTGAAGTTGGAGCTAAAAAAGAATTGATGGCTTTAGAATTTCAATACAACATGCAACTAAAAGGTATGGAAGTCCAGAATGCTAAAGACAAAGAAAAAGAAATAGAAGATCGAAAAGATCAACGTACAAGAATACAAGGTACGCAGCAAAGTGAAATGATTGCTCAAAGAAAAAACGATACACCACCGACTAACTTCGAATCTGGAGGAAATGATACAATGGGAGGTGGATTTGGCTTAGGTGCTTTTGATCCTAGGTAATAATAATAGTAACAATTATATAATATTTTATCATGTCAGAAATTAAAACAGAAGGTAGCTTTAAGATTAAAGCCCCTGAAAAAAAAGAACCAGTAGCTGAACAAGTTAAAGAAGCTCCTGAAGAAGTTAAAGCTGAACCTCAGCCAAAAGTTGATTCCCCGGTTTCAATAGACGAAGAAAGTGGTGGTATTAAATTAGACTTAACTCAACTTAATAAACCACAAGAAGATGCCAATACAGAGCAAGAAACAACAGACGTGGCTTCAGATCAACAAGCCGAACCTGTACAAGAAGTGGAAAAAGAAATACCACAACAACCAGAGCCCGTTCAAGCTGAAGAATCCGTTCTCGAAGAAATAACAGACGAAGAGGTTGAAGAAAAAACAGAAGAGCTAAAAGAAGAAATAGAACAAGCTGTTCAGCAATCACAAGATACCGCTGAACCTTTGCCTGAAAACATACAAAAAGTTGTAGAGTTTATGAATGAAACCGGCGGAAGTCTGGAGGATTACGTAAAGCTTAATCAGGACTATAGTTCTTTAAATGAGAATCAATTACTAAGAGAGTATTACGAAACTACAAGACCTCACTTAGATAAAGAAGATATTGATTTTCTTATGGAAGATAAATTTTCTTACGATGAAGAAGTCGATGACGAAAGAGAAGTAAGACGTAAGAAGATATCACAAAGAGAAGAATTAGCTAAAGCTAAGAATCATTTAGACGGTTTAAAGTCTAAGTATTATAAAGAAATAAAATCAGGTTCTAAATTAGCGCCTGAGCAACAAAAAGCGGTGGATTTTTTCAATCGCTATACAAAAGAAAACGAAGAGGCAACTCGAGTAGCTGAGAAGCAAACAGAAGTGTTTTTAAATAAAACGAGTAATGTTTTTGGTGATGATTTCAAAGGTTTTGATTATCAAGTCGGAGACAAAAAATACCGTTTTAAAGTTAAAGACGCTAGTTCCGTTAAAGAAAACCAAAGCGATATTAACAATTTTGTCAAGAAGTTCTTGAATGAAAAAAACGAAATGTCAGATGCCAAAGGTTATCACAAAGGATTATTCACAGCTATGAATGCAGACTCAATTGCAAATCACTTTTATGAGCAGGGCAAAGCCGACGCTATGAAAGACAGTATGGCAAAAAGTAAAAACGTACAGATGGGAGCGAGAGGCGTTCATCAAGAAGTTAAAACTGCCAACGGATTTACAGTTAGATCAGTCGATTCAGGAAGCGCCGATTCAAAATTACGAATTAAAACTTTTAAACATTTAAAATAATTTATTATGGCATTTGATGTAGCGCCAGCAACGTTGGCAAATTTAAACCACCTTACACCGAGACCAGTAAAGGGGCTGTTTGGAGATAACTATTTATCTTTAGCAGATATGAGCTGGACTCAACAATTTTTACCTGAAGTTTACGAGAAAGAAGTAGAGAGATACGGTAACCGTACGATCACTGGATTCTTAAGAATGGTAGGAGCAGAGATGCCTATGGCATCAGATCAAGTAGTTTGGTCAGAACAAGGAAGATTACACATAGCTTACGATACAGGAGTATCTAATGCACCTGCAGGAGCAGCTGGTACTCAGACTATCGGTTTACCTTCTCCAGGAGCAGATGGAAAAGTTCCATTATTAGGACCTGGTATGACTATCGTTATTGCTAAAGGTACTGTAACTAACAAAGCATTTGTTAAGTCTGTAGGGGCTTTAGCAGGTGGTGTTCAGACTTACGCTATTGAAGTATATGATAACGCAAACAGAAACCTTACAGTAGCTTTACAAGGAGCAACAAATGGTAACGGTAACTTAAGCTTATTCGTATTTGGTTCTGAATATGGAAAAGGATCTTCATTAGCTGGTAATTCAGTTGATGCATCTTTTACAACTTTCAGTAACAAACCAATCATCTTAAGAGACAAGTATGAGGTTAACGGTTCAGACGTTGCTCAAATTGGATGGGTTGAAGTTACTACTGAAATAGGAACTGGTGGATACTTATGGTACTTAAAATCTGAGCATGAGTCAAGAATTAGATTCGAAGACTACTTAGAAATGAGTATGGTTGAAGCAGAAAATGCAGCTACTCCATTCACGAATGCAGCAGGAGCTACACTTTCAGGTATGCAAGGATTATTCTCTACACTAGAAGAAAGAGGATTAGTATGGTCAGGAACTGATTTTGCAACAGTAGGTGCAGGAACAGGGATCGATGCATTTGATCAAATCCTACAAGAGCTAGATAAACAGGGAGCTATTGAGGAAAACATGATGTTCTTAGATAGAGCTACGTCTCTAGGTATCGATGACATGTTGGCTGCTCAAAATTCTTACGGAGCTGGAGGTACATCTTACGGTGTATTTGATAACTCTGAAGATATGGCACTAAACCTTGGATTCTCTGGGTTCAGAAGAGGGGCTTACGATTTCTACAAAACAGACTGGAAATATTTAAATGATTCTACAACTCGTGGATTAATTAACGATATCAAAGGTGTTATTGTACCGGCTGGAACTTCTACAGTTTACGATCAACAATTAGGACAAAACATTTCAAGACCTTTCTTACACATCAGATACAGAGCTTCTGAAGCTGATGATAGAAGACTAAAATCTTGGGTGACTGGTTCAGTTGGCGGAAACTATACAAGTGACACGGATGTTATGAATGTGCATTTCTTATCAGAAAGAACAATGTGTACTCAAGCAGCGAACAACTTCGTATTATTAAAAGCTTAGGCTGACTATCAAGTAGTGGTTACCCTCGTTGAACTGACGGGGGTAATTATTACTCTTATTAACATTTATATTATATTATATCATGGCTAAAAAAGCACAAGCAGAAACTATTGAGGTTGCACCTCAAAAAATAAAAGTACCTGAAGTAAAAAAAGATACTTGGGTAATTAAAGATAGATTATATGAACTTGCTACGGGTAAAGAACCCTTAGTATATTCTATAGCAACAGCGCATTCAAGAGTTAAATCACTACTTTGGTTTGATGAAGAAAAAGGGTATCAAAGAGAATTAAGATACGCAACCAACCAAAGATCACCATTCGTTGACGAACAAAAAGGTCAAGTTATAATGGGGAGAATCATTTTTAGAAATGGTAAATTATCAGTGAAAAAAGAAGATGTTGCATTACAAAAATTACTATCATTATATCACCCAGATTTGGGTTTAATATATAAAGAATATAAACCTCAACAAGTTGCTACTAATGAAGTAGAATGGATTGAGTTTGAATTACAAGCATTGAATATGGCCAAAGGATTATCCTTAGAAGATGCTGAAGCTATATTGCGTGTGGAAGTTGGGGA